CCGTCTTTGCTGTTACCTCTGCACTGTGCGCTTCTGTGAGCGTCTGGAAAGCCGTTGTCAATAAACAAGTGAGCAACTTCCCGCTCTCCGACTTTACCCTTTGTACGGCTTGTGCGCCCTATTTGCGAGCGCGTCTTATTCTTGTTCCTGTTCTGCATCAAGTTTCCCCTGTTTTTGCTTTCTTCGATAACTGCGAGTAAGTGAATCTTTAATCCACTTCTTGCGCTTAGAGTTTGCGATAAGGCAATACCAGCGGCACTCTGCAAGCTGCCATTCAAAATCCCACGATTTGCCGCTTTTCGTTTTCTTGTACTGTGCTTTCTTCATAGCGATTCACCTCAAAACGGTAATTGCTGACCGGAGCAGTCTTGAAAACCATCTTCGTCTACTCCGAGTTCTCTGATTGTCTGCTTTTCGGAATCGAACACGCAGTCGATTGTACCAACGCGACCCTCTTTGTTCTTACCAAGAATCATCTTGTAGCCATCTTCATAGGCGTTGTGCAACAGAATAATCATATCGCTTGCTTCCTCGATGCCGCCAGACTCTTTCAATTCTGCCACTGTCGGCGCTTGCGCTGCTGCTTGACGGTTAATCTGTGCAAGTACGATTGTGACAATCTTCTCGTTCTGCGCCATAACGTGCAGTTCGTTGATTGCATTTGTCGTCATTTCGTAGCGGCCATTGCCATGCGATTTGACGATTGTGAGGTAGTCAACAAAGATGACTTCTGCACCGCGCTTTACCGCTTCATTGCGCACCCATCTTACAGTGTGACCGGCAGATTCCACAATCTCTAAGTCCAACTTAGCAAATTCCGCCTTTGCTTCACGCCACCGCTTTTTATCTTCGTCTGTCAGGCATCTGCGCTTGATGTTAGAAAGAGGAATCCCGCAGTAAGCCGCAATCATTCTGTCGATAATCTTCTCTTTGCGTGTCTCAAAGCTAAAGAATACGCACTTGTGCTTTCTTGCCATGTACATCATGAAGTTGATGCTAACGGCAGTTTTACCGGCTGACGGTCTGCCACCAATGACGACCAAATCGCCAGCCTCCACAAAAGAAGAATCATCAAGTGTCGGAATGCCAAACTTGAAGTATTCCGGCGAGCGTTTCTGTTCCTGCTCAAAAATATCAACTGCACTCTTTGCGTTTGTGCTTTCCGCTTCCTTAATCCCATTGAACGGTTTAATAATATTCTCCGCGAGAACCTGTAACTCGTCAACAGTGGGGTTTCCGAAAGCTGTGGCATTCAACAGGTCGTTTGCCTTTGCGATTGCTTCCCGCGTCACATAAGCGTCTTTCACGCCCTGCATATATAACTTCCAGTTAGAAACAGACGGAAGTGTTTCCGCGTATCTCATTGCCAGCTTCTTGCAATTTGTGTTCATCTTAGAAGCGATGCTTGCAATGTCATAAGCGCCGTTTTTATCCAGATAGGCATTTTTGCAGATTCTAAAAATCTCTCTGCAACCTTCATCGGAGAACATAACTTCGCTTAACTCGGAGAAAGTGTCATCACAGCAGATTGACGGCTGAACCAGTAGACAGCCAATCATCGCAGTTTCGGAATCAAGTGGTGTCATTTTGTCTCCTTTTCATCAACGAACCAAATTGTAGTGTATAGGCAAGAACCAGCCACATATTGGGTTACTTGCAGAATATTTGCCGTTGGGAATGCGTTCATAAAGTTCTCAAGTTTATGCGGCTTTCCAACTCCATTTCTATTAACCATAGTCCAAAAATGCAAATCACCGCATTTGATAGGAACACCGTTGAACTTCATTTTTCATCGCTCCTTTTCAATGGTTGCATTGCAAGCGCGTCACGCCCACGCAAAGGGGTTAATTTTGCGTACAAATCGCTCACCTTAATACAATGCTGACAAGTCTTAGAACACTCTATAAGCGCAGATTTGACTCTCTCAAAGTCATACGCTCCAAGAGCTTTATGATACAGCATCGCAAGGCTCTCAAAGTCATTTTCCGAGAAACGGCAAAAATCCAGCGGGTAAAGCAAGCGATTAGCTGTCACAAGCTGTTCAGCTTCATTTCTTGTCATCTTTTACCCACCTAGCCCTGTCATGTTCTTCGTCCCACTCCATCTTGTAGCCATTAGAATCGAGCCACAACTCAAAGTTAGCTTGATGGTATATAAAGAACCTGTACTCGTCCCAGTTATCTTTAAACGCGATTAAAAGGTCTTGAAGCGTATTTGCAAGCATTGCAAGAATAATGCAAGCGATAACGCACACGGAAAGTGCTCCGACAACAGTGAACAACGTCATTGTGAAGCCGATATACCCATGATAAATAGTTGTCAACATAGTTACCACTCCAATCTTGCCACATCGCCGTTGTAAACGATTGGTGCTTTCTTCTGCGTCTCAACTCCGAGATAATCTTTGTAGCGAGTATTGAAGAAAGTCGAACCCATGAGCGTGTACTTCGGGTCACGGATTGTCGCCTTGTAAGCGTTGATTGCTTCAATCATAGCACTCTCGCCAACTTTGAGCAACCGTTTCTTTGCTGTCATGCTTACAGCGCTTCGTCCGTCTTTTCGAGGATAAAGCGCCCACAGCCTGTCGAACAGTTCGTTCGCAGCTTTCGTTTCCTCTGATTCCTTAACTTTGACTTCCGCGTTGCCGTCTTTTAACTCTGCGATAATTCCATCAATGTCTCTGCGAATTTTTTCAAGTTTCTTGATTGCTTCCTCGTTTGTCATTTTAACGCAGCTCCTTTCGATATTTCTACTATACCACCGTTTACTGCGTTTGTCAATAGTTTTGCAAAATAAAAATGCAGAGAAGATTTCTCCGCTCTGCATTAAAAATATTACGTTACAACGCTCAAAATGGAATGTCCATATCGTCAGGAAGCATTTCCGGCATAGGTTGAGCGTATTTCTTCTCACCCTGCGTAGGCTGCTTGTAGTCGTACATAGCCGATTCATAATCAGGCTTGCAGCCTCTGCTGTTCGCGGCGGCAGTTCCCTCAATAACAAGCGAGTAATTCTCATAGCGCTTGCCGTTGTAATCGTTGATAGCGTGTTCAATGCTGTTAATCGCAGTAATCTTGATTCGACCTGCATTGACGATTTCGTCAACATTATTGAAGATTGTGACCTGATACCAGCCAAAATCCTTGTAAGTGCCGTCTTGCTGACGAACTGAATCGCTCAAACTTGCACGGACATACGGATTTCCTTTCTTGCTCATATACTGCTTAACCCGGAATAGCCGGTAAGTGTTGCCAACTTTAATCATAGTTATATCTCCTTGCTTAAATTTATCCACGATAGCCATCGTAGATTTCTAACTCCCAATTATTGTCATCGTCAACCATGAAAATTGTCTGCCCGTTATAGACATCTTCATTTGTTTTCTTTACCATCTCAACGAAATATTGAAAATCTTCGAGTTTGTTGATTGTGACGTAAAGAGTGCTTACATCTCGAGTGCTCCATTTTCCTAACTTGCAATCAAAAAATTCTCTCTTTTCGCCGGTTGCGACACGTTCAAGTTTGAAACGAGGGTCTTTGAGGAATGGATACTTCTCAATTATTTCGTCCCCATTACCAAACCATGAAGTGGTTGCTCTAACTTTAACGCGCATAAGACAACTCCTAACTTTTACTTAACGACTTCTCCCTCAACGGTTTCAGAAAAAGATTCAATCTTGTTGCAGATTGCATCATAATCTTTCTGCTTAATCTCTTTTGCAGAACTATAACCAGCGTCAGCGATAACCTTTGCGGCAGTGTCGGAATCAACGCTGTTGCGGGAGCAGAGAGTGTACAGACGCTTAACTTGCTTTGCACTGATAAGGTCATCAGGACGAGTAACGGCGCGGGCAACATCTTGAAAGTCGGTAGTTTCGAGAGTGGAATCTTCAAGGTCAGCCGTAAACAGCCCGCCAATTCCAGCGATAAGAATTGCGCCATCAACAAGGGCGCGTTTGCGAGCAATCTTCAAGCGCTGATTAGCCACGTCAAACTTGCTTGCTCTACCGCAAGCGGATTCATTGCTGTTTGCGCTTGCAACAGTAGTTGTAATCAGCGTGTCGCCTTTCCAGAACTCGCCGCGAACACGATAGAAGAAAAACGGCGCGCTTCCATCTTCGCCAAAATGCTCTACCGCGTTCTCAATAAAGAACTTTGTCGTGATGCCATATTCGAGCAGAATCTTCTCTGCGCCAGCCTTTAGGAGCGACGGCTTGTTTGCCTTTCCATATTTGCCGAACTCTGTGTTACGGCGCAGTAAAATTGACTTAGAGCCAATCGTAAGGCGATAGTTCTCATGGTCTGTCTTTGCGGAACAGGGCTGCAATTCAACCCCACTGGATTTCACAAGTTCTTCACTCATGTTTAGTCTCCTTTGCTTGTACTTAGTAAATAATCTCCCCACTGCTCTGCCATTGCGGCGGCAATTCCTGGGAATGTCTTGCTTCTTGCCTTCCCGCCATGTGTCTGGTCTTCCCATGTTTTTGCTTTTCCGCTCGGAAACCTACCATACAATTCTGCATTATTTGGCTTTTGCAAGTCGTTTGTTCGCTTTAACGGCGGAAGTTTTTTTAACCATAAACAAGTTCGTTTTGTGACATAATTCTTCTCATCATTAACGCTTTCAGCAAACATATACGGGTCAATGATTTGGTCTGCTTTTCTGTATGCCACATTCATAAACCCAACCGGATTTTCAACTGCAATATGCTCAATCGGAGCAAGTACGAAATACATGAAAAACACTGCTGCTTCCGCTCTGTTCTTCCACCTGTCAACAACTTTTTCTGCTGATGTGCAACGCAAAGAAAAATGTTTAGTAGAAACATTTGACAGATATGTGCAAGGCGGGTGCGCAATCATTAAGTTCCACTTATCAACAAAGTGTTCCTTTCCGTCTTGCGTTACGATTTGCCCACCCATCATAGCCTTTAGTGCATCACCGCAAATGTGCCACTCTGGATGACCGCCAGAACACTCTTGAATGTCACAAGAATACGCTTCAAACCCGCGTTCTCGGAACGCCTTGCAGACCGCTTGCGATTCCTCACAAGCCACTAAGACTTTAATTTCACTTGACTGCATACCAAACTCCTTTCATCTGCTCCGTTGTCTTGTAAATCCTACGGCAGCTATAAAACAGGTCACAGCCTTTTTCGTAGTCGGTTTCATACAAACGATATTTTCCAGTGCGCATAAGCTGAAGTCCGAGATGCCGAATATTTGCGTTTTCCAGCCTTTCAAACTGCTCGTTTAACAGCAGGTCATGATAAGCTGCAAGCTGTGCAGACAGGCTCGGAACATCAACCTTGTAACTCGTCTTAATATCAAGTATGCACCACTTGTCGTCAATGACTCCAAACCTATCAAGCGTCCCGGCAAATCTTAGAGTCGCATTTCCCATTTGGTGCTCAATAAGTTCCCAATCGGGTTTATAGTCTCTCACAAACTGCACATAGGCTTCCAGATACGGCGCGTATTCAGCCGGAAAATCGTCTGGAATCTTGCCGGAGTAATCATACATTACTGTCGCTTCATGCACCGCAGAGCCGCGCTCTCGTGCTATCAGTGCCATGTTAGGGTCTGCATTGTTTGCCTTGTCAACTGCAAGATAACGGATGATATGCGTCACACTCGGCAACTCTACGCCATCCAGCGTGTAAGTGTGAGTTGCTTCGTCAAACTGAACTTTGCTTGTCTTTTTACTCACTTGAAATCACCTTTTGCATATTGTCAAAGCGTTCCTTTGTGCTAATATCCTTCGCAATTACAAGCGCAAGAATCTCATCCATACAGGACTCCGCGGAAACTGTGTCATTATGGTAAGCGTCAGCAATCTCGCATACAAGCGCAAATGCGTCAAAATCTGCCATAGGCGAGTTTCTTTTCCACATATCGGAAAGCATCGAAATTGTGTTTCTTGTTGATTCACGCATTTTGTTCAGCCTTTCTTTTCTCTAATTCAGAGTTGATTCTCTCTCTAAACTTTAGCCAATCCGGTTTATCAATTCGTTCATCGCCAAGCTGGTTGATTCGCTCCGCAAAGTTGATGTCATCAATCATAACTTGGAGTTCGTTGTCATTGAGATACTTAAAGTTCCTGCGAACGAAGTCTTGCACAAGACTTGGCATATACGTCTGTCTGCCGAAGCAGTAACGAACAGCACAAACGCAAATCGTTCCGAAATCCTCGTCTATTACTGTGCTCATTCTGATACATCCTCTACATACGCTATGTCTTTGCGCAGATTTAGAAATTCTGGATTGAGAACACAAGCCGGTACGGCAGCGCCGACGTTGCTCGCACCGTAGTTGTACAGCAGACCATCGTCGTTCACAATGCGAACGACGATTGATTCCCCCGCGTCGGAATCCTTATCACCACAGCCTAAAGGCGTGGCAGTCCAAATAAATCTGTCTCCGCTGTAGTGTGGGATGAACTCGCGGTACTTGCGATACTCATCACAAGTGAGGATGAAAACTGTGTCTTTCACTGTTCCGTAAGCTCTGTCGCCGTTGTCGGCAACAAGGTCAACGGTATGCGACAGCAGACTTTTTCTATCGAAAACAGCGCTCTCCATACCAGATAGAAGCCCCCGCACATTACTGGTGCGGTAGTTATTCCAGTTGCCCATTTCGTCTGTGAATTTATCACTTGGGCAGAACTTTACATCTTTTGTCCAAGGTTTAGCCATAATTGCTAACAGGCCACCGTCAGGGTGGTTCGGGTCAAGGCAGACCCACTCAAAGTTTTTGAACATGAAGTGCTCGCCGGGACGTAGGGTTGTAATGTTAGTCATTGTCAGTTACCTCCGTGAGCCAGTAGTCTTTACGACACTCCAAACACCCATGTCTATGGCAATGTACGCTATTTATATTTACTGGGTCAAATTTGCGTGGGCAAAAAATAAGAATCCCGCTTCTATCCGTTTCTGCATCTGGAAACATCTTCAAAAACTCGCTCTGGCGAGTCTTGATTGGATTGCTTTTTGCCCATTGCTCAACTTTTGAAACTGTTTCATCGATGCTTTTAATTGAATCGTCGTCGGCCCTAACCATGCAGCCCATGTCGTCATTTTTATGGATGGGGCATTCCTTGCAGCATCTTTGATTTTTGCACAATCTGTTTACCGTCTTGAAAAATTCAACTGCGTCCATAGTCGTTCTCCTTTTCTGCTTATGCTGTTTCGCTTTTTCTCGGATTCTTTCGCTTCCGATACATTTATTATACGCTTCTTTCGGATGAATGTCAATGTCTTTCACGAAAATATTTTTTGAAAATAATGCTTGCAAGCGCAATTCTGCTGTGCTATAATAAGGATGTTATCAGAAGTCTTGTTTAGAGGTAGTGGGCTGAACAAGCGCATACAACTAAATAAGACTTCGAGCTTGCTACGGTTGCATCCACTACTGCAATCGCCGCAGGCTTTTCTTTTTATATTTATACAAGGAGATGCGACATGGTAACGATTACAAGGCAAACAATGGAACTATTCTTGAAGGAGTTCCATTATGTTGAACTGATGGCATTGTATTCCTATTACAAGTACATTGCCGAGGAACAAGGCACAAATACAATAAAATGCACGACAGAACAAGTAGAGAATACTTTTTGCTGGGGCACACAAAGAGTAAGAAAATATAAGAAAGCTCTTATCAACATGGGCTTAATTGATGATTTGACGAAAAAAGACAAATACGGGAAAATCATTGGACATTTTATTCAAATAAAATAAAAGAAGTGAGAGAGGGGGCTTAACTATGAAATTATTCGTCAACGGGTTTTCGCAGGAAGCTGTGCTATCAATGGTTGATACCGTTAAAGATTCGCACGGAAAAGACAAAACAATTCGGATAGATTGCACAGACCTAGAAATTCTCCGTTGGCTTGTGGACTTCTATCCGAAAATGAGCAAAATTAAAGATGGCGCACACGAGTATGCTTTCTTCACCTATAAAAAGGTGCTAGAAGATTTACCGATTCTGAATATTTCTAAACAGGCGTTGTCAGACAGATTCAAGAAAATGGAGCATTTTGGAATTCTCCGCGTTCTATGCAAAAAAGAAAGCAATGGAACATTTACATATGTCGGATTCGGAGATTCGTACTTAAGGTTAATAAGTAGCGAGTGTGCAGGAGTAGTCAACTACGCAGGGGGTGGCAAGTTGACTACGAGTGGGGTTAGTAGTCAACTACGAACCAAAAATAGTAAGTTAGATAATAGAGAGTTAAATAATATAAAGAAAAATTCTAAAAAGAAAGTTCCCGAAGCTGAAAAGCTGGAATGGTAACGGCTTTGCCGGGAACGCTTCGCCTTATTAGCCTAACTTGCGCAAGCAAGAAAAAGGAAGCGAAGCGCAGTAATAAAAGTTCCGACCTGTTAAAAAATTATCAAAGTAGGTGAGATTATGCCATCAATGGAGTTCCTTTACGAAAAAGAAATTGTCTGCAAAGATACTGGCGAAGTATGTAAAGGCTACAAAGCCTATTTGAAGTCTGAACATTGGCTTAATATGCGAAAATCTAAAATTAAGTGGCACGGATGCAAAGCCAACTGCGCTGTATGCGGCAAAGAATCATCTATGGTGCAACTGCACCATGTTAGCTATAAGCATCTTGGAGATGAACAGCCGTCAGATTTGGTTGTTCTTTGCCCGGAGTGCCACAAAAGAGTACACGAAAATAAAGATTTCCTAAACTTTATAAAGAAGCACAAGGAACTTTATTCTGGGCAGGAAACAGCAGAGCAACGCAAAAAGAGAAAAGCAAAAAACAAGAAAAGGAACGAGCGTAAGAAAAGGAAAAAGATGTACCACTACGCCACTTGTCCTAACTCTTGCAGAGTAAGAAAAGTTTGCTAACGATAACAAATCAGAGGTGAAACAAATTGAATTTCAAAAAAGCTATGAGCAAAAAAGAGTACACCATCGAGGAACTCGCTCAAATGGCGTACAAGGGGGCTAGGAGCGATTTTAAGACGCTTTTACGCGGGTCTGAACAAAGTGCTTACCTAGCACTTCGATACCTCTACAAGCTCTATGAGGTGGGCGGAATCTCAAAGGAAGAAGCGGGAAAAACCAAAGCGCAGATAACTCGGCGTTATGGTCAAGACCGGCTTCGCGAGGAACAGCTTGACAGCACAATCAAGGCTTTTGCTGATACCGTGAAGCGCACGGCAACAGCAAATGAAAATTACAGACGGGAAAGAACGCTTGACAACGCCGATAAGCTGTGCATGGCCATTGACGGCGTTGCCGTACAGGATAGGAGCAACAATAATGCTGTGTGAAAAATGCGGTAGCGGGAATGTATATGTCAAAGATAATGTGTTTGCACCGCCAGAAAACACAAATTATAGAAAGCGAATCTGCAAAGACTGCGGATATGAGTTCTTTACAGTAGAGTTTTCCGTTGAAAAAGGCGATGAAACCACAATCAAAGAATGGAACAAATGGCATCGCATAAGCGCAAAAAAAGCCGCAAAGCGTAAAAGCAATGCGGCTAAGTAGGAGTTACTTCTTGAATTTTTTGCTGTAATCTGGCTGAATCTCTGCAAGATAAACCATGTCGTAATCGCAGTTTTCCAGTTCCATGTACAGGCTCTCGGCAAATGCAAGTTCTTCCGACACATCAAGTACAAGATTCTCTTTGACGAAGTCTGCAAAATCTATCGCGTTATCGTTTAAAAGTTCCTTATAGCTTGTGGAGTAGAGGTCTTTAGTCTGGCGTTCCCATTCCACCCACTTTGCCATTGCGTCCTTTACGGCTCTGCGCTTTGTGGTGGCATCTACATCTTGTCTGCGATAACTGCGCCAGTTCTGCGGAATGTAACTTTGAGTTGATACGGAGTATTCCGGGATGAACGAGTTTGCGTGTCTCATGTAGAACGAATCAGTTTTTACTAGACTGTCAGATTCCTCTTTGTAGTGGTGTTCGTGCATACGCTTGAAGCCTTTTAAATTCAAGAAATCAAAGTATTGGCGCATTTGGTCGTGAAACATGACTCCCTCGACCTGATGCGCTTTTATTCTTGAAAAGACATCGGAAACTGCCACGGAAATCACTCCTTAACGACTTCAACTGCCACGTTGGAAGTTGTAACAGCCTGACCAGTCACGATTACTTGCAAACGACTGGAAACCTGACCGCGATACACGCGAACAGGAGCGGTGAAAGCAATACCAACGGAATCAGCTGCGGCGGCAGTCACAGTTTGTGTTGCGCCAGATACGGCTTGACCGTCCTGATACAGAGTTACCGTCACAGGGCCAGCGGCAGACGCTACAAGCGTTGTATTGACCGAGACAGAATAGTATCCAGCCGCATCATTGCAAACGCAAGGACAGCCAGCAGAGCCGATGATAACGCCATTGTTGCCAATGCGAATAGCGTTGCCGTATTGTCTGACAGTGTTTGTCAGCGGCAAAGCATCGCCAACAGCCAGAGCGGTTGCGCCAGTGTATGTATAATAGCCAATTGCTTTAGACATAATTCTTCATCCTTTCACAAAATAAAAGGCGGAGCAAGTATACCTGCCCCGCCAATAAACCTCGCCTACAGGGCGTTTAAATTTTAGTTCTGGAATATCGCTTGTCTGCTGGACGGCTTAACGCTTCTTCAACAGACATCCCGGTTGACAGCCGTTTTCTTACGGTACTGTAATTTATACCAAGTTCTCTACAGAGCACAATTAGCGGTTTTTCCTCTCCATTGTATTTAACAACAACAGTGTTGCGTCTATTCAATGTTTGTTCTTCCGCTGTTGCCCATCTGCAATTCTGCGGGCAATAATCTCCATTCACGTCAATTCTGTCAATTGATAGCCCTCTTTTGTAGCCGTTTGCTAATGCCCAATTAACAAAATTTTCCACGCCATTTAATGAATCTTTCCACTCATTGCAAATAGAAATTCCGCGAGCGCCATAAAGGTGATATTCTGGGTGCGTCTGGTTGTAACATCTTTGCTTCATAGCTTGCAGAACATAAGCCAGCGGATGCTTATTTAGCCCATGTCGTTTTCTGTTTCTCAACATGTCTGCACTATAGCAACCGCATGATTTTGTGTTGCCGCTTATAAGTTCATATCTTGAAGCATAAACAGTTTTTCCGCAATCGCAAACACATTCCCACTTCGACCTTGTGGTTTTATTCCCTGGTATATATCCAACAACTTTCAATCTGTTAAATTTTTTGCCGACCAGATTTTCTTTTGGCGTTGATGACATATAGTGCAGTCCCCTTTTATTATAGTTTTTTCAACTATAATTATAGGTCAAAAACGCTTCTATGTCAATACATGCGCAAAAGGTTTAAGCGATATTGTTGTTATACGGCGGCTACGCCGCAGCCATTGCAAAACGGCGACTGCCCGGCGCTATAAGCGTAGGTCATGGGATAACGCACTACGCCGCACATCTGCTGGGCCAGTTCAAGCTGGTTAATGCGCTGTGCTTGTGCCGCGATGGTCTGTTCCAGTTGGCCCTTTTGCAGTTCGGCAAACTTAGCATCAATGTTGGCATTGATGTCGCAAGTCTGCTTGTCAATCTGTGCGCCAAGCTGGGCAGAAGCCAGACGGTTTTCGCAGCAGCAGTTGGACAGCTGATTAGACAGCGCATAAGTGTTGTTGCTGGCCTGCAACTGCAAGTTAGCCTGACCGAGCGCAATCTCTTTGCCCAGATTGGCGATGTTGCCCTGCATATCGTAGCCAAGGCTACAAACGCCGTTGCCGATGTTAGTCAGGCGGTCATTGATTTGACCGAAGTGCTGACCGAACAGAATGTCCTGCTGGGAAGCCGCAGTTGCGTACTGACCGAGTTCGCCGTTGCCATAACGACCACCCCAGCCGCCGCCCATGAAGCCAAAGAACAGCAGAATCAGCACCAGCCAAGAAATGCCATCGCCACCAAAACCAGTGTTACCACGGGTCAGAGCGGCAATATCGGCAGGGGACATCATGCCAGAATCTTCCATTGCCATGAGAAGTTCCACCTTTCATAAAATTTGTATATTTTAGAAAAGCAATATTGCGCACTACTGCTTAACTGCGAGTTAAAGGAAACTCTTTACTTGCGGGTAAATCTGTTCAGCCATCTTTTTCGCTTGGTCTACTTGCTGTTGGCTGAATCTGCCGGTCTTTACAAGTTCGTCAACCACAGCACTCGGATTCCGAGAGCCGACCATCTGCTTCACTTGGCCAAGCATCTGAATCATTTGCATCGGGTTACTTTGCGGATTTGGTGTTGACGCGGCGTTCGCCTGTTGGAACAGAGAAGTCAGAGGATTCATTCTTCACATCTCCCTTAATATTCAATAATTCGTTGAGCCGTTCATCTACAATTTGACGGATTTTGCCCTCGTCCAACTGCCTACAATCTGTAGCCGGTTCGCCAGACATTTCGGAAAACTTGAATTTCTTGAATGTGACAGCACCGGAAACATCGCAAGACTTCACATAGAAGTACGGATTGTTGTTATCCATGAACCAAGCTGTTTGATTTGGCTGCACAATGCGATTTCTCGCATCTTCCTCACTGGAAACAAAAATCCAAGGCATTGAGCCATAGCCCTGATTTAGGCCGTCTGGGGCGTTCTGTGCCTTAGGCATAAAACTATTCGTCTGCGGTTGATAAAGCTGTTGTGGGGCTTGCCAGCCGCCATACGGTTGATTGTAGCCCATAGGTGAGCCATACATAGGCATCTGCACTGTCTAACACCTCATTTCTGATTCAATTATAAAAAGAAAAAGCCCTATCGAGAAGTCCCGATAAGGCTTTTATTTGTCTATTATTCAGATGTGTTTGAACAGTTGTTCTTCGGCTTTATAGGTGATAACTTTGATTCGCTGGACGGAGTAGCCAAATTCTTCCGAAAGCTGGTCAAATGTCCGCTCGTCAATTAGGCGGCGTTTCAGAACAGCTCTCGGCGTTTCGCCTCTTACCCACAAATCAATCAGTTCGGATAACTCTTTGTTAGAAATATCCTCACTTACCACTCTTTTTGCCATTGCTTTGATTCTTTCTAACGCGGGTTCTTGTCTTAGTCCGCGTTGTTGTGGTAACTGTCTTAATGCGTACTTTCTGCTTTGCCATTGTTAATCACCACCCGCCGTAACGTCAAGACTTGCATCGCCATCAGCAGTTTCTTGTGTTGCGTCAACTGTTTGCGTTGTAGTGGTTGTAACTGTTTCTGATGTCTGCACTTGGAACTGTGCTTCATAGAACAGCCACGCAACATTTGTTGCAACAAGCAGGACAATAAGCAGAACGATAATCGAAAAATATCGCTTCTCGCGCTTCTCGTGACGCATTTCGCAAGATTCAAACACAAACTGTGAAATGTAATTATCTGTCCCGCTGGTAGGGTCTTTCACCATGTCCAGCTTTGTATCAACATCCATTGGATTCACACCTTAATCATCAAACAGTTTGTCCTTGATTTCTTCAAGGTTTTTTCGGATTTCGGGAAGCTCTTTTGAAAGGGTTTCAATTATGCCGTATAGCTTATCCTCACGTTCCTTGGAAGTCTTAACAACCCACCAAATCAGGATGAAAAACGACACAATAACGCAGCCGAGAACGCCGTAGTTCATATAAACGTTTTGGGCGACTTCTGTCGGCATAAGTCACACCTCGCTCAACTCTGCATTGTCGTAGCCGAGAGACTTTAACTTGAACTTAAAGTTCTCTGCATTTTCGCGGCTTGCGAATCGAACAAAGACTTGATACTCTTTCGCTTGAGGAATATCTTCTACCGGCATAACTTCATCAGGAACTACGTCAGTAGAAACAGCAATCGGCTCTGCATCACCGATTTGCTTTTGACTTGCAATTTCTGCTTTCTTAGTGCGCATCTTCAAACACCCCTATTATTTACTAGAGGACTTGAAAATGCCCTCATACAGTGCAACAGCAGTTGCACCAGAGCCAATACCCATTGCGCACGCGGTAAACGCATCCGTGGCAGGGTAAATAGCCGGGTAAACAACCCAAGCAGCAATGCTAAGAATTGCGCCAGCAATCATGCAGATGACAGGAATCCACTTATTGTCTGCCGAGGTCTTTGTCTTGTACGCATAAGCGATAAGCTCAACAATGGCGGTAATGGATGCCATCGAAGCAACATTCATGAAAATATCCACCTTGTATCACCTCTTTTTATTGTAGTGTAGCATACCAGCTCGAAGTTGTCAAGCGTCATTTTCAATCTGCTCATTCGTTGCGGCATTTTCCGAGGTTACGTCAGATGCAGCGTCCAGAGCATCGTAGTATTCCTGCGCCAGCGCTTCCACCTCTGCAATGTCATCTTCGGTCAGCAAGCCGTTGTCAAGGTGCGTGTATGCTTTGTCAAGCCAAAACGCAACATCGCGTCCTGCTGCAATCTCTCGCTTGATGCTGCGCAGCGTTAAATCGTGCCGCGCTTTACTTTTAATCGCCATGGTAACTACTCCTTTCAGGTTTGAGATGCAACCGCATCTTCCAAATCGGTGATCCGTTTAATGGGGTCTGCGCGTCCCGTCACAGTCGCGCTGTCGGCGTCAGTCAGTACGGTGTTTGCTCCTGCAAGCGCGGACAACGGCTGTGCGCCTGTCGCGGTGAAGGAAGTGGGCGTTGCCAGCTTGTAGCAAATTTGCACAGGTGTTCCTGCTTCGTGCTGGGCGGCAAGGTAGGCACACCATGTATCCACGGTATATTTATCAGATAACGCACGTCCTAAATATACAGCACCTGAGTATGAGATGATTATGCAATCACCACTATAATTTATTCTAACGTCGAAATGCGTACATATTGCTTTCCCGCTATCTGTCGGCGATAGTAAGTTGTATACACCGATATATGTATCTCTAATTGCCCAACCTTCTGTCCCATCAAGGGATTTGACTTGCCACGTCTCTTTTCCATCTCCTGTCACCGCGTCCACCTCACCGCCATACACGGTTTCAGGCAGGGTCAGGATGCTGGTCTGCCCGATGTAGGGTGTATATGGTGCGTTTTGGATAAAGGAGACACAGAAGTTATTAACATCCCCGCTCCATTTACAGTACCCATTTTTAACTATCGCTGTTTCAACAGTCTTAAATGTGACACCGTGGAAAACAGCAGTCTTTCTCCCGTTTGGAATCTTCCCTGCCGTGCTAATCCCAAAATTTTGAATCGTTATTGCTTTCCATTTACCGTCTGCTTTGTTCAAGAAAAATGCAGTACCAACGTTCTCAATTTCGGCGTTTAACGTATCGAACGAAATTTCAATATCAGCTACTATCTCGGTTGGAAGTTCGACGGGTGTCAACGATTTGTTCGGCGTAGAAATATCTGATATTTTGCTTAAATTCTCCCCGCACCGCTCCACCTTCACGCTGTCACGTCCCTTGATGGGACGAATGTTTTCGGGGCTTGGCGTTCCCGTGCCTTCCTGCACCGGCTCCCACTTCGCTTTCACCCCCAGCGGATATCCCGCCACAGGGTAGCACACAACAGGGTTGCCGCTTTCTTCCAGCGGTGGGCAGAGCATGTCAATGATGTGCTTGCTGCTCCACGGCGCATCCTCGCTCACCGCCGCATCATCAATCTGTACGCCGTCCTTTCCGGCAGGCCCCTCCGGGCCAACCTCTCCCTGTGACCCCTGCTCACCGCGCTCACCCTGCGGGCCAGTATCCCCCTTGGGGCCAACCGGGCCAGTTTCGCCAACAGGCCCCTGCGGGCCGACTGGGCCGATAAACTTCCCGTTGTCGGCGTCCTCCCTCACGCTGTTGGCGGCGTCCTCTGCGTTCTTGGCGGCGGTCTGTGCGTCCTTACTTAGAGTTAAAACCTGTTGCAGCAGGTCGGGAGTAGGCTCTGCTGGCTCTGTACCGCTTGCATTTGAGTGTTTCCTTACGATGTACTCACAATCGGCAGAAATGCGCTGTACGCCGTCTGCAAGACCGACAAATACAATCGTTCCAACGCCGTACAAGTCAGCAGTAGCTTCCTTTGGAACTTTTATAACGCCGGTAACAGAATCAACAGCAACTTGAACGGGCTTCTTGTTAGGGGGATTAAATGTCGCTATTACGCTTAAATTCTCCCAATCCGGCGCTTTAACAATTTGAAGTTGTTCCTCTCCGTAACTGTCAAATGTACCGAGTTCCAGCTTTTCACCATTCTCTGTTGTGGCATTGTAACCATTCAGTTTTATAACGTGCATCTTATTCCACCCACTCGGATTTATAGAGATTTTTCTCCACAAGGCCAAGTTCCTTGCAGAGACCATAAATTTTATCAGCGTCACCCTGCGAAACCGGCCCGACAGAGATTAGCTGTAACTTGGACTTAGGCTCATCAACTTCTTTGTTAGCGGTTCTCATTTCACGCAATGCGGCGGTAACGGTAAGTGCCTATGTAGGGCTGCATATTATTGTGGGGCTGACCTTCACCCACTGGACGGGTCGTAAGATTTGTGTTGTCGTACCTGTCGTAGGGGTGAGTTGGTGCATATTGTTGCAATGATGAGCCGGATGCGATTTCGATTGCCCATCCGTGGAGCTGATGCTGATGGGACGGCATCTCTGCAATATTCAGTGTATGCTCCTTCTCACCGCCAATACTACCCGCATTATACTCTCCGCCAGCGCCAACCGTCACCCTGTTAGTTCCGTACCGTTCCCACGTGCCATAACCAAAATAATTGTGCACTTTTTCTGGCGTGCTTAAATCTGGTGCACCGGAAATTCCAGTTGGGTCAAATTCAAAAATACACCCAATGGGGAGTTCTTGCATCCCCACTCCCATAAAATTACTCATTTTCTGTCCCTTCCACAATGGCTTTGTACTGTTCTTTGGTAATCAGCCCCTTCCTGACGGCTTGGGCAACCATAGATTCGGTCCACCAGCCTTTTTTATGCCAAAGTTTAATTTTTTCGTACATTTCAGTTCTCCTAGGGAATCATTGTGCCTGTCATCATTGCAGTGTATGTTACCTGCGCATTAAGTTTTTCGACGGCATCGCGGCGCGCTTCTTCCTCTTTGGCGGCTTGCTCGGAAGCCTTGGCGGCGGCATCGGCGGCATCTTTTTCTGCTTGTGCCTTTTCTGCAATATCCGCAAGTTCCGCATCGGTGTACGGCACATACCGATGCGCTTCTTCGTACTCGTCCCATGCGTCCTGTGCTGGAGTTGTGATTTCCTGCCGAAGCCCATCTGGGAAATCAGCAGTGACCGTTCCTGTCATTACTTCATACCGCACGGATGCGGGTACAGCTTCGTGATGCACCGTGACACGTTTCGCAGTTTCTAACCTGCCGAGCGTCATATCTGGGTTTTGCAACTCGTGCTCAAGTGTTGCATCGTAAATTTTCATGTTCACACCTCTAAGTACCACGTAACGTCCAAGTCGCAGTCAGGCTTAGTGTCGGCGGTGATTTTTACCGTGATGTTGCTTGCCGTCACTGTAAACTCTGTTGTTCCCCTAGCAATCGTTCCAAGATTGCGGCGCTTTGTGGCATCGGTGTCGGCATTGTCTGTCTGCGTTGTCAGCGGCGGCAAAACGTTTTTAATCGTAAATGTCTCACTGTTTGTGACGGTCTTACTCTGCGTGTACTTGCCGTTTTCCGCCGTCCAGCCATCCACGGTAAATGTAGCGGTGACTGTCTTAAACTGGTCTTTGATTTCAATACCGTCAATTTTTTCGAGAAGCGTGTCAATCTTTTCACCAGAATATTTTAATTGATAACCTTCGGGCATTCAGTCTCACCACCTCTAATAATAAATAGTGCTGCACCAATAACGAAGCAACAGCTTAATGCTATTACGTTCATTTTACTCTACCCATTCAGATTTGTAAAGCCCTTGTTCTGTTAAACATAGTTCTTTTGCTGTGGCGTAGATTTTATCTGCATCGCCTTGTGAAACAGGGCCAATGGTAATCATCTGTAACTTGGACTTTGGCTCGTTTACTTCTGGGATGTCGTTCTTTTCTACCTCGACTTCCGAATCATACACGCCGACAGCATTTGCAAAGCCGATGTATTTTGTAGGGTCAAGACCTTTGCCAGTGGCAGATGCGCGAACCTCAAAGTGGCAATGCTTGAAAGGCGGGTTGGCAAGTGCCGCATTTCCAGTGTTTCCCATAACGGCAATCGGGTCTCCACTTTTAACTTTCTGCCCGACCTTAACCAAGAGTTTCTCGCAATGGCAAAAATAAAGGTAGTTCACAACATCGGGCGTTTGGTTCGCGTCCAGCTTAACGCAGACATAATAGCCCCATTCCCATGTCCTGTTTCGCTTGTCTGTGACAATTCTTGCCGTCACTACTGTGCCGGAAATGCTCTTGTCTGCATATCGCGGAAAGTGAATAATGGAATCGTCAAGGCCGTCAACATCAGCGCCACCGTGCCAGACCTTGCCGTTCCCTCGCGTATAGCCATAACGCGAGTACGGGAAACGGATTCGATTTCTACCGTCAAAAAGCATGAAAATCACTCCTTTTCTGCTTCTGCTTGTTTGTCTTTCGTGCCTGTGTTCATTTCTAACGTATCTACGTGCAAATTCACTTCTTGGTTAGCTTGCAGGTTTGCGATTTGCTCATTCTTTAACTCTGCGTTAAGTTTCAAAAGAGCATTTTCTACAACCAAGGACTTTACCATAAGCGGCATCGTTGAGTTGTTGAGTACAGAAAACAAGTCTCTTTGCAGATTTATAATTACTTCGTTATCGCTCATAGTATCTCCTTTACCATGCGTCGCCTTGGTGGGCAGTCAACAGATATTCCCAAGTGGGAGTTCCCTCCGAGTTTGTGTAGTTTACACGGGACAAAGCCACGTTGTGGCCGTCAATTCTTAAACGCTTGCATTCCAGATAGCCCAAAGCATTAACACCGCCGATTGACACATGACCCTCACCGTTTGAATCTGCACGAACATCAAAGAATTTTGTATGTGTGCCACCAGTGTACATTTCAAAGTGAGAACCAGCGCTATCATTATATAGGTCAATACGGTTGTCGTTATAGCCATCGTTGCCGTAAATCCTGATGTGACCAAGAATGTAAGAACCGCCTTCGCCGTCAGAGTAAATTCTTACGGCAGGGCTATACGAACCGCCAGAGACCATCTGGGACAATGTTATTTCGCCATTACCGATAACAGCTTCGCTGTACGTTGTTCTTGAAGTTAGCGTACCAGTGATACGTACAGTTCCGTCTTGTGATAATTTGAAGTTATCAGAATCAACAACAAGTGTATCTCCCTTGAACGTGATTGTTCCAGATTCAATCACAACGGATGACGGGTCAAGTGCGAACTTAGAGCGAACATTTCCATCTGTAACGGCTGTCACTTCAAACTTGTCAAAAGTTTGTTTTAGTTGCGTGTATTGTGAACTTAGTCCACTGATGTCTTGCGCTGTTTGTTCAGCCTTTACGGTAAGGCCATCAACCGTTGCAGAGATTTTAAGAATCCTTTGCTTCGAGTTGTATTTGACGTTATTCACAGCAGTAGTCGTGTTGCGGTTAGCATTACCAACGCTCTCAAAAGTGCATTTACCGCCACTGTGCTTTACACTTGTAATCCAAGTGTCGAACTCATTTTTCCCGTCACTTACGGTTACAATATCGCCAACCTTGATTTCAAGTGTCTCCGGTGTCTGAATATTTGAACAGGGAACATAGGTAATGTTATTCAGACCATCGTACAGATTCTTGACATACGGACGTAGTGCCGCATCGGAAGCTGTTGAAAGAAGCTGATTACCTTGAATGACAAGCGCGTTAGTGCCTTGCTCGTCAGCAGGATAAACAACGCCTACATCATCATCAGATTGCCTAACTTGTACTTTATCAATAGCCTTTACAACGAAGTCCGAGAAAGTCAACTGATTTGCAAAGTAAGGGATTCCATCAGGCGTGTCGCTACCTGATTTTGCGGAAATAAGCACGCGATGAACATTGTCTTGCAGACTTCTATTAACTACATCAAACAGATGGAAAGACTTTTCGTTAATGCTCTTTTTGGGAGAAATTATTACTCTATCGTTTTTCTTGTACCAGTCAAAGAAAAGTTTGCCATTAGCATCTGCATTGCAGAAGCAGCCGGACGCAGAACACACCATTTTCATCAAGTCTCTAGCATTAACGCCAGAACCAGTGAACTTCTGAATTTGGTAGTCTTTATTCAGACGAGGTTCGTTCGCAAGCTCCAACTCGCACTTAGCGGCAAGCGCCGTTGCGAAGTCTTTAATTGCGATGGGAAAAGTAAGTGCATTGAGCCATTCTGTGACATCAACATCAAGCAGTGATACGTTATCATAGGCCGTCACTTTATACTTGTTTGAACCTGTCTTTTCTGGCTTGTCGCATGTAAAAACGCCAATTTTTGTTTCTATGTCAAGGTCGTTATCGGCCTTGTAAACCTTGTAATATGTCAATACCGTTCCTTGTGTTACGCTAAGAGCGCTGTCGGAATTGACCCAAAACTCAATCTCAACAGCGCTCGCGCACACAGAACCGGGTGCGATGTCACTGTCAGAGTTTGATGAAGTAGTCCAGTCAACGCCAACAATGTTGCTTTGAAGCGCTGTTCCGTCCGCTAAAACAAACTTATCTTGAAACATCTAAAACACCACCGTTCTTGTTATTCTTATTTTACGCTCCTGTGCCGATAATGTCAAACTTAAAATCCCTATACAGCCCATTGTAAAAATATGTGCTGTAAGAAGAACCGCTCGAAGTGGAGCAATATGCTTCAAATGTCTCCAAAGTTCCGTTCTCTTTCGGGCAAGTAAACTGGAATGTCTTGCCTTGAACAAGGTTATTCATGTAAGCTAATTGTTCTTTAGTAACAGCCTTGTAAGAGAACTTCGCTTTAGGGATTCTCCGTTTGACCCACTCGATGTGCATAACTCCATCTTGCGTGCGGCCAGACCCCTCTGCGGCAATGGAGTTCCATTCCATCTGAATGCCACCGTCAGCATCAGGCTCATACAGGGGCGTTCCATCAACGAAAAATTGCGTTGACAGCGGCCTGTCAAGCGGACTTGCCATTGTTATGCACCCCCATTGATTACTGCTTGCTTGCGATTGTATCTGGAAGCCGCCTTGCCAATCACATCATCGCCAATGCTAACTTCAAGTTGATTGTCATTGATTGCTTGAACAACAGCCATGCACCCTTGCCAGAACACATCTGCAAGGCTTGCATTTGCGTCCATTTGTGCTTGCGTGAAAGAACCCATGTCGCTACCGAACTGCCCAGAAACGCTTCCTACGCCGAGCATGGGTACTGTCATTGCAGACTTCATGCCAGAAGCAAGGTTATTAACACTAGAATATACCAAGTCTGCGTTAGTGTCAATACCATTTGCAAGGCCGCGCATAAAATCAGGCATCCACTTCTCGTAATCGCGAAGAACGCCCTCGTCAGGACGCGAGAAGTGAAGCACAGATGCAATGCCTCTAGCAACTGCGTCAGCGGCGCTCTTTGCCAATTCCTTTGCTTTTCTGATACCATCAGACAAACCCTGCACAAAGTCAGAACCCCAGCCCTTTGCAGTTTCTTTCATCTTGGACAAGTCAAGCGCTTCCTTGACTTTTCTAATTGCGCTACGGACTTTTTCAATAAATCCGTTAATGCCATTAGTCAAACCTTGGACAATGTTTTCGCCAAAGCCCTTAAAGACAGTGGACGGAGAATGGATTCCGAAAATGTCCTTAAACCAGTCAATGACGCTATTCCACTTTTCTTTCCACCACTGCTTAAATCCAGCCCAAGCGTCTTGGATTCCTTGGATAATGCCCGGAATAATCTCTTGCGCCCACTGAATGATGCCATCAACGAAGTTTCTAAATTCCTCGTTTTCGTCATACAGCTTGACGAAAATGGCAATAAGCGCAGCAATTGCGGTGATAACTAAACCAACAGGGTTTGTAAGCACGCCGATAACTACCGTAACGGCAGAAATAGCAACTTTAGCCGCCATAATTGCGGCAATAACCGCTGCAATCACGCCAGCAACATAGCCAATTTTCTCCGAAATCTTAGAGATTGTATCACCGTGCTCGTCGATAAAGCCGAAAACATCTTGAATTTTGTCATAAACAGGGCCAAGTGCTTCTCTTATAAACTTGTAAATCACAGTTGCAGCGTCAGAGAATCCTTGAATAAAACCACTTGCGAACGGAGCAATAATATTGTTAATGACGATTGATAGGTCGTTCATAGTATCTTCAAGCAACGTCAACGCATCATTGAACAGCAGTGCACCAATGCGGCCTTCTCCGAAGAAGTTTTCAAAGAACGATGTATCGACTGTCTTTGCAAAATTTCCGATAGATTGCCATAGATTACCTGCGGCAGACTTCAAACCTTCGGAGTGTTCATCCCATATTGCACGCATCCTATCTAGTGCCGCACGGAACGGCTCTGTCAGGCTCTTCATGCTATCTTCTACTTCCGAACGCTCCCACATCGCAGACGGGTCAACGCCAAGAGTTCCGCCAGCGCCGCCGCCTTGCGAACTTTGCACAACTTCGAGTTCGTCAAACCCAGCAAGGAACGCCTTTTGGGCCTTGCTGCCAGATTTCAGAGAGTTCGCGTAGTTGACATTGTTCTTAATTGCCTTGTTATAGAACGAACGACCAGTTAGCGCAGAAAGGAAGTGCGAAAGCACATTAAATGCGTTCGCGATAGCAGATGCAAGCATATTAAATGCGGGAGTTAATGCGGAGATGATGGGTTCTACCGCCGCCATAATTGCATTACGCGCAAACAGCAAGTTAGATGCAATGGACGAAATGTTGTCATTGAAGCTGGCAATAGCACCAGTCGCACCGGTGTCAAATTGCTCCGACCAAATGGCCATTGCGTTTGCGGATTCTTTCGCAGCGTTTGTGATTGACTTAATTACGCCGCGAACTATACGATAGAATGTGATATTTTTGACAGAACGAACCAGTTGCGCAAGAAATGTATTGTTCTCTTTTGTTGCCTTTTTTACTGGCTCGTCCATATCTCCAACTGAATCATTTGCTTCTTCCTGTGAATCGTAAAAATCATCTAGTTTCTGTTTTGCAACTTCAAGTTGAACGCCGTAAGAAGCGAGCTTTTGCTGTGCCTGTGATAGCGCTAACTGCTTTTTAGCTAAAGCAATAGTGCTCCTATCCATAGCGGCATCATCGTCATCATCAATTTCATCTTGCAGATATTCCAAGCGTTCTATTTCTGCTGCGAGGATGTTGATTTTTGCGGCTTGATTTTCAAATGTAGCGCTTGCGCTTGCAACCGCGCTTTGAAGTCTTGCTTCCTGAGAATCAAATTCATCAAGTCCGAGACCGTCTAACGCTGCGTGAGCGGCTTCTGCTTGCTCCGCGATTGACGACGCAATGTTTCCTTGGGAAGTTGTATTTAGCGTGTCTTGTAGTGTTCTGCTTGTATCTCTAAGAGAATCCATAAGTTCTGATAGAGCATTTATAGCACCTCTAGCATCGGAGTTGATTTCAAAACCGAGGTCATCAGCCATTTATCTCACCACTCTCCCGTTTGTGTTTTTCTTTAATCATCTTGTTCCACTCCAAAGACCAAGCATAGAATTTAGCGGCATCCGCGTTCATTCTAGCTGTTTTTTCTTGCTCTGGCTTGGAAGTCAAATTCAATTCTGTGGGCTTGTCTGGATATGCCGTCTTGCCAAAAGAAGCACCGAGAGCGCGAAGAACATACGCTCCGTTAAGCCATGCGGAGACATTGTTCGTTTCAAGCGTCAGGTCGGTTTTTATCTTGAAAGCGTCATAAAAAGGTTGCAACAAAAAGGGGTTGAGCGACCAGAATGTGTCATACCCAACCCCCATTGCCAATGCTTGCGGTAGCCACCCTTTATAGATGGCATCGCGCATATTTTTGTATTTTACGCTTTCTTTGCGGGAACTTTCTGCACAGTTGCTTTCCCCGTGTCTGCTTTCTTGGCGAGAGCGCGAAAAAAACCGCTTTTCTCCATTGATTCAGTCATAACGCTGACAAGTTCCTTGAGGTCGTTCCCTTCCTCAACATACTTTTCAATGTCAGCACCAGCTTCCTCAACAGTCTCGTCCAGAGCCAGCGCAACGAAAGCGCGAAGCGTAGACAGAGTTTTGCCGCTTGAGCCAAGGTCGATGCCCATGTCCTCAAGTGCGCAAACATGATTGAATGTGACTTCCATTACGGAAAAGTCTTTGCCGTTAATTTTCATAATTGCTCTCCTTTAACTATGAGTTAGGCTTTATAGTTTGGCGCTCCCACCTCGCCCAATAAAGGGCGCAAGGCACAGAGCAGGGGAATTTCCCCATACTCCGCAGGAGAGCGCCTTGCTGTTAGTTAAGCGGACGGCTTTTCGGTCTTGACCTCGGAATCGCAAGTGACGATAATCTTAGCTTCCACAACTGCGCCAGTGCCAGCACCAGAGACATAAGTAGAAACCTGACCGGAGAAGTAGAAAGAACCCTCACCGCCAGCACCGTCATTGCCGAAATCCAGCTCAAAGAAATGCTGTGCGTTGTCATCGAGAGCCTTTACCTTTGTGAAGTCTGCCTTAGTGTAGTTGTAAGTAAACTCAAAACTGCCAGTATCTTGCAGACCTTGAATGTACCGCTTCATCTTGTCACGCAGAGTAGTGACTTCGATGGTGTCAGGGGCAGAGCCAAGATCAGGAAAGTCCTTGACGGCAACCAGTTCTGTGTAAGCGCCAGCAGCCGTATCAGAGGTTTTGAGAACTACGTTATAGCTTGAAATAGCCATTTAATTTTACCCCCTGTAGGTTGTATCTGTTTCAGTGTTAATGATGGCAGTAAAACGCATAACTACCCGTTGATACTTCTGCGTCTTATCGCCCATGTTTGGGTCGTGGGAATCCATTTGAAACCCTAGTTCCTGCATTGCGTTAGCCGCAAGATTTGCGATAGAAGCGGCATTTTCTCGGTCATTTTCGCCTTGCGTGTACACATTCACGTCAAAAGCATAACGCACATGATGCCAACCGGCAGAATCATAAGTCGAACTTAGCGCACTGCTGTCTGTCTGCGTGACGATAACAGCTGGGTAATGCGGGTCGCCAGTGTTTGCACCGGCATAAACCCGAACACCACTAACTTCGCCTTTCAGCTTCGAGAGAAGATACTTACGAATATCAATTTCATAATTCTTAATATCCACATTATTTCTCCTTTAGCTGGATTCCATGTTGCGCGAAAGATATGCGAACCCATGTAGGCATATTTTTCTTGACATCTTGAACGGTCAAGTACATAGGCGCTTGGGCTTTTTGGCCACAAGTGAAAATGTGCTTTTGGCCTGTTTTTGGGTCTGTGTATGGCATATCTCCGGGTGGAATCCACTGTCCGTAAGGAACGTGCAATATCTTTCCATTCTTCATGGTAATATATTCGTCCTTGCCAGAGTGCTTGCCGGAATTATAATTCCAAGTACCGCCCTCTGGGTTCGGATTCCCACCGGGGAATGTACCAACACCGTTAAGACCAGTGCCATACTCAACAAACTTTGCGTTAATGTCGTGGTTGTAAATTCGTGCGCGGTAACTCTTACCAGTTGACTGCCACTCAACATCCACGCCATCTGCATCCGCAAGTCTGCCGGAGTATTCAGCTTTAGCGCGTTCTACAACATAATCATGCGCGGATTCAGTGTATTTCTGAATATCCTTTGCCATGATGTCATATTGTTTCACAAGCTCTTTTATGCCCTTTGTTCCGAGCCATACTCGCCTTACACTAGGCATTGGAATCACCTATGCTTCAAACCGATTCTGACTTGATTTATGCTATCCGCAACTCTGTCAACAATCAAGTTAGCAGAGCCGTCCTGCGGTGTCTTATTGTGCCATACAAGAGTTTTCCCCTCTACAAAGTTCAGTAACCCAAACTCTTTGCAAGTCACAGTTATGACATAATCATAACCAAGCCACATGCCGTTTTCTGTTCCGTATGCGTAGCCCGTTGGCGCGGAGATGTTGAGCATGGCGTGAATCGGGTCGCTGTATGTTAATACATCGTTGCCCGTTTCATCTTCGCCAGACACAACAGGATTGGAGAACCAGACGCTACGCTTGTTCTTTTCAAGACTGCGCATCTGTTTTCACCGTAGGAACGCCGCAAAAGACCACAACGTTGTTTCTAATGAAGCCCTCGATACTTTCATAAGTACGATGAACTCCGTTCTCGATGTGCTCTTTTTCGCCCTCTGCACCGCGTAAGTTGTACATACGCTCCGCAACTTCAAGTTGCAATAAACCGTATCTGTACGGTACTTCAATATTAGATGTATCTTGATATGGATATATCGTACCGACGATTTTCTCGCCAGCTTTAGTGAGCAACAGAGTCAGGAGTTCATCTTCGTCTGCGCCATCAATGCCGAGAATGATTTTCAACCGTTGAAGTTTTTCTTCCATAACTCTGTTCCCACTCCTTAATACCGACTTATATTAGCCGTTAGAGACAATCTTAGCCAGCTTAATGTTCTTTGCATCCCAGACCTTAGTCCAGTTAGCAGCAGTGCCAAGCTCGGTACGAGTGGGAGAGTTCTTTGCAATCTGGGTCGTGTCAATAGACATGCCCAGCGGATGCAGAGCCATACCCCACTTGCTGTACAGCTTGTTCACGCCGCCCTTGCTCTCAGGGTCGTAATCGACATAGTTCGGACGGTCAATGCGGACATTCCGAGCAGTAGCGATAGCGCCCTCGCCAAGCAGGTATGTGTTGTAGGTGGTCAGGCCATCCTTAGTGCCAGTTGTCAGGCTGTCATCGACCATAACCAGATACTTGTTCAGCAGCAGACCAAATTGAACGCCACGGCTATAAGCACCGGGAGTGGTAGCAATGTTGTTGACCAGTTGCAGCTTCAGCAGGTTAGTGTACACGCGAGAGTGCATAGCAACCATGGTCAGGTCATCGAAGTTGTCACCCAGAGCTTCCTGCGCAGCATCAAGGAAAGTATCGCCGGACAGGCGGTTTTCGGCAGTGGCAGTGGCAGTGGTCTGGCTACCCTTGCTTGCGGAAATGTCCTTGACATGAGTGTTCATGCCGGAAACGCCCAGAACACCGTCAACAACGGCCAGCAGCTCTTTCTGGTTGTTCTTCTGCTGGTAGTAAGCAACCTTACGAGCAACATCGCCCAGAGGGTCAGCGCCGGTCAGCTCACGGGTAAAGTCTTGGTCTTTCCAAGCTGCCATGCGGCGGAAAGCCATGCCGGTCTGCTTGTTAGAAGAAACCTCAACAGGAGTGTTGTCTGTCTCGCCGTCATAGTTCTTAGCATCGCCGGACAGGGGCGCGTAGTTAGGAACAGTGAAAACATTGTTCTTATCGGTCAGAACTGCGGAAATGTCGGGAGACACGCGCAGAACGCCAGAGTTGATAATTGAAGTGTGTACGGGGTCTACCTCTTGGATGTAATCAGTGAAAACATCGGGGTCGAAGTAGAAACCACCAAAAGTACCAGTAACAGCCATTGTCTGATTCCTCTCTTTAACTTAGATTTAGAAGTGTTTCGCCAATTTCGCGGATTCGGCTTTGTACAGTTCCGGGTTTCTCTGTTTAAGCTCCATCCGTTCCTGCATGGTCATCTTGGAGAACTCTTTCTGACCATCGCCAGAACCGCCACCAGAGGGTTGTTTCATGCCTTGCATGAGTTCCTGCCGAATTTGAGTCGTGATGCTCTCCTTCTCGGCGTTGTAGGTGTCGATGATGGTTTGAGCGCCAGCCATCGCATCTTCATCTTCCATGTCGGAGAACTTGTCAATCAGCTTGGAATACCCATCTGCTTTAATGCCGTTCTTCGCAAGTTCAGATTCAATCTTACTCTTGCGCCGGTCTTTCATGAGCGCTGCGTTTTGTGCCTTGATAGCAGCAATGTCAGCGGCTTGCTTCTCTGCATCGGTCATTTTGTTCTGTTTCAGTTGGTCTAGTTCAGATACAGCGTTCTGATACTTGCCAGCGTCAACATACTTGCCAGTGCCGAGGTCTGCCAGCTTAATGCCCTTTTGTTGAAGCGCGGTTTCAAGTTGCTCTTTGGTCATGCTCTCTGCGTCGCCAAAGATTGCGGTAAAGTCAAATGCCATAAGAGTTTTCCTTTCCACTGTTTAAACGTGTTGTGAATCCACAGTCTCTTGCAGTTAAACGCCAGCAAGATAGGCGAAATATTTTAAATTAGAGTTATTGCTCTGATTTAGCCTTGTTGATTGCATCATTCTGTGCGTTGTTATCGCCAGAAGTTGTCGTATCATTAGCTTTAGCATTGCGCTGTGCGTTCTTTGCGCTGTCAGCGTCCTGCTTTTTATTTGTCATGTCATCAGTTCCGGTGCGTTCCTTTTGCTGCGTGTTATCTACTTTCCACTTGGGAATAATAAATTCCTCGCTCATTGCATAAAGGTTCTCCGGGTCACTGGTGATGTCGCTAAGAGAAATCGCGCCAAGCGGATGTACGCCAGCTTGAAGCAGATTCAAAAGCACTTGGCTCTTGTTCAGCAGATTGTCGGTTCTGTTCCGAGTAAACTTGATGTCAATATCTGCTGTTTCAAGACCTGTAACTTTGAATTGCGGATAGCTTTGCAGAATCTTCAAGGTGACAAGAATGGTTTCCCGCTCGCTCTTGAAGAACATCTTCTCAAAGCTCAACGCACGACTCTCTGCGTTCGTCCAGCCCTGACCAATGATAAGCGCTTGACCAGTGTTGCCGCCAGCGGAAGCGCGTCTATCAGGCACACCGGCGATGGCAAGAACCTTGTTGTACATATCCTCGACAAGCGTCTGTGTCTGGTCTTGATTCAGTTCGCTTGTGATGATGTCAACATCCGCAGTGTACTGACCATTTGACTGAACCTTGATAGCGCCAAGTTCTTTCATCGCCTTAAAGGTATCTTCGTCAATGTCGCAGTTAATGAACTTGATGAAGCTCTGCACAAACTGCTCTACACCATCAACGCGGTTTGAAACTGTTTCGTTCAGCGCGTCAAGAAGCTCGATAACAGGCTCAAAAGAACCCAATCGTGAAGTGTTAGCGTCATACTCAACAATCGGGTTAATCCCCATAGGATTGGGCGCAACTTCAAATTGGGTTGTCCCACTGACAACAATGTCCATCCAAGATGTTGACTGGTCACTGTCATCAGCAACGGGCATTGAATACGGAAGCGATGTTGTGTACACATTATCATCCGTATAGGCAACGATTTCAACCGTGTCAATCTGACCGGAGCCGTGCTTCCTGTGATAACTGCAACTTAGCAGTTTGGAGTGTTCCATGTTTGTGCTGTACACACAAAAAGTGTTTCGCGGGTCAAGCACAGATGTATGGAACGGCGGTGCAGACTTTTCCTTTCTGCGCATAGCGGAAGCGGAAAGCGGGAATGTGGCTTTATAGCCAACGCCACACTCAAAAATCCAGTCGGCAAGCTCCCTGTCTGTATTCGGCTTGTCATCGTTAAGGCAAAGCGTGTTCAGCTTGTTCACCTTGTCCTCATTGCCGCGTTTGCGCAACTTAGAGGACTGCTCTGACGGTTCTTTTTTGTCGGTAGTATAATCTGCCGTCTGAACCCTGTCATCGTTTTTAGCCCTTGCTACATAGGTTACAGGAGAGCCAAAGCAATAGCCGGTCTTAAACTCGACAATCTCATACGCATGGTTCTCAACAATTTTATTGTTGATTTCCGGGCGCACTTCCTTTGTGCGGTCAAGCACGGGCTGAATACCCTTTGTATAATTATGCAAATAGTCAATGTCTTGAGCATTGTTAAGGTGAACAGGAATCGCATCAGCCAGAATCCGGGCAACTGCAACAGCGTCAATCTCATCCGGTTCATAAGAAGAATAGATTCTATTTCGGCCTTTATTAAGCATTAGTTCACCCCCATTTGCTTACTTACATAATAATTTATTTTTGACCTACGCGCAACAATCTTGCCATAGTTTGCCCTCGCACTTGAAAAAGTTGCCGTCGTAAGTTATAATTAAGCTATAAACATCACAGAAAGGGGTTGACAAAGTGGAAGTTAAGCCACTCACGGCCAAGGAATTGACATTCAAGGGCTACGGTTCGAGCACAACAATTAGCAAGTATGTTGCAATGGGTATGCCAAGGCATGGAGTTAGAGGTAACTACTGGTTTATTGAGGAAGAAGTAAAGCAATGGATTCTTTACCGTGGCGAAAAGCTGTTTATAGCTTGTCCGCATTGCGGAAAACTGATTCAAGTTCCTAAAGAGGTGGTTGCAAATGCAAAGACAACAACAGATTAACGACCATAAGCGAATCGCTTCGTTTTCCAAGCTGCTGAAAGAGAACCCGAAAGATATTCGCCTTGCGGAAGCATTGCTTTCTGCCTGTGCAAACGCAACCGCAAAAGATGACGGCAGTTATGAAACAAAAACAGTAGAAGCGGAGTACGCATTTAAGAAAGGCATGGAAGTTTACAACGCCTGTCTATTCAACGCGGCAAATGCGCGAGACATTGACAACAAACGCAAGTGGCTTGTTTTAACTAAGAGTTCGCTTCTGTTTTTGGCTCATAAATATTTTGACAGTTTTATGCTATACTTGGAGTTTGACCGTAGACCAGATAAGCGTTTCTACGCTCCGAGAAAGAACCAGTTAAAACCAATAGTTGACGGATTCCAAGATGTAGCAGATGGAAAAGTTGACTTGCTCACAGTTAGCCAGCCGAAGCGAACGGGCAAGACGACTCTTGGACTCTTATTCGTAATTTGGCGTGCAGGTATGCAGCCAGACAAATCGTGTTTTCTTGTTGGCCGCGGAGATTCACTAGCAAAATCTTTTTATGATGGTTGCCTTACATTCTTGCAGGATAAGGCAGAGTACAATTATTGGGATGTTTTCCCGGGTCACGCTCTTTCCGCAACGAACGCCGAGCAAAGAACGATAGATTTGGATTCTAGGCACAGATTTCCGACAATTATGTGCAATTCTATTGATTCTCAAATCACGGGCCGAACGGAAGCGTCAAATTTGCTGTATTGTGACGATTTAGTTATTGGCGCTGACGATGCAAGAAACAAAGACAGACTTGACAACTTGTGGGATAAGGTGCGTTCAGATTGTCTTGGTCGCCGTAAGGAACATGTCCCAATTATTGCCCAAGGTACTAGATTCAGTATCTACGACCCAATCGGCCATTTGATTGATATTGCACCAGAGATGGGATGGAGAACAAAAGTAATTGAAGTCCCCGCTCTTGATTATAAAACAGATGAATCTAATTTTTATTACAAATACGGCATGGGCTTTAGTACAGAGTATTACAGAAATGAACGCAAGCTCGTAACGGATTTGCAATGGGAAAGCGAGTTCCAGCAAAGACCAATCGAAGAAAAAGGTGTCGTTTTTGGCAAATCAGACTTGCAATATTACGACAAACTTCCAGAGAATGTCGATTGGGATGCAATTTTGGCGGTTATCGACCCGTCAGAGGGCAAAGGCGACTTTACATCAATGGTCGTAGCCTTTGTTAGTGGTGTAGATGTTTACATTGAGGATGTTGTTTACTCGCAAGCACTTCCAGAAGTCAACGCCCCTAAGTGCGGAATTATGTGCGTTAAGCACGGAGTTAAAGTCTGCCAAGTCGAATCTAATGCAAACGGATTGTTGTTTGCGGAAAAGGTTGAAAACCAGATTAACGGCATGGGTGGCAGAACTAGTGTTCGCACAAAAAGAACTACGGCAAATAAGCAAACCAAAATCATCCTTGCGTCTGATAATATTCGCAATCATTTCTGGTTTAAAAATCCAAACTATTTAAGCAACGCAAGCGAATATGCGCATTTTCTTCGTGATACATGGTCTTATAGTCAAGTATCTCGCAACCAGCACGATGACAGCGTTGACAGCTTGGCAATGATGGAAAATATGATTGCCAATTTGACAACAGGAAAAGTTCAAGCGTTCAAAAGACCTTTCTAAACCTATTGACTTTTCCGTTTCCATCTGCTATAATACAGATATGGGTTCTGTTCGGAAATGCGGTCTGAACAAGGCCACAAAAACTGAATAGAATCTATCAAAGAAGTCATTACGGGGCGTACCGCATTTGCGTCCAGTAATGGCTTTTTTGACTATTTGGAGATATATCAACATGATGAAATTCGTAAATGGTTTTCCGCAAGAAGAACTTGCGTGCATGGTTGACGTTATGATTGGCAAAGACAAAAAGCCGCACGAAGTTAGAATTGACGCGGCTGACACGCTTATTCTTCAATGGCTATTGCACTTTTATCCCAGAATGAACAAGAAAAAGGTAAATGATGAAGAATACGCATATATCAGCTACAAGAAAATCGTGGAAGATTTGCCGATTCTGAACACAACCAAAAGAGCCGTTGCCGCAAGATTTAAGAAAATTGAGCACTTCGGACTTGTTAAAATGCTTGTAGAGAAAGACGAATTTGGAACTTACACATACATTCATCTGACGAAGAAGTATTTTTCTTTGCTTGAAACAGCAGATGGGGGTTGTCCCTCGAAGAACAACGGGGTTGTACCTCGACACGCAACCAAAAATAGTAAGTTAGAAAACAGTAAGATTAGAGCTAATATTTCTCAACAAACCGATTCAAGCGCAAGCGATGCACCAATTCCTGCGGAATCGGTGAGAAATGAAGAACATTTTGAACCTGTTAGAAAACAAGCCGATGGGAAAACTTCTTCCTATCAGCAAAAGGGCGCAAGCCCGGAAAAGAGCGCCGCAGGCATTGTAAAGAAGAAGCCGCTTGTTAAAAATTTAACAGATAAGGACAGAGCGGCGCTTCTCGGTGAGGTGTACAGTATGGCAGTCAGAGATGTAGATGTAATTGATGTACCATTTTCGATGCAATGTGGCACAGACCACGGAGTTGCTACTCTCACAATGGAAGGAGCGTTTGACTATTGGCTCGACAATGCGCTATACCGTGAGAGCGCGAGAGAAGCCTATTTAAGCAAGTTTCTTGAAGCGTGGAAAAATATCTGCGATAACTGCGCAGACCGTTTCTGGATGCCTGCGCGGGGCTGTGATGGCTATGTGTGGCAGAATGTAATCAAAGGATATGCAAACAACTGGAATCCGGGCACTCCAAGTGAGCGCCGGGAAGCCAAAGCAAAGGAGATTTTTGAATGAGTGCTGAAATCTTCAAAATGATTGCGTATGTCGGCATGATTGTATTTTTAAACTGTATTATAGCTGGGCTTGTTGACTTGCTTTTCCTCACTTTTCTTTCAAACTCGGGAGATGTAGACGATGTAGACAAGGAAGAAGTGGCGAGTAAGTGCCTAATACTCATTATTGTGATTGCCGCGATTGCACTAATTACTTCTCTTGACGGGGCGCTTTTGTATTCTGCACTTTCAAACAAATAATCCATAATTTGCAACATCTGTCCATTCACATACTGCGAGAGACGCGGTATAATCATACCAGAGACAGAGAAAGGAGATTTGACATGGAAGAACTACTCAAAAATTGCAATTACAGACTTTTCAAGGTCGGAGATAAAGTCAGAATAAGGCGAGACATTAAAGATTTAGCTGAATTAAAGAGAGCCGATATTTATAGATATACGAGAATATTTCCAAACAAAATTCAAACATCCGAGAAATCGCTCTATGAAATCAGTTATGGCATGGTTGTGAGTGCTGGTAAAACAGCAGAAGTGACAGAAATTATTCCGGGCCCGGACGGAGCGCCTATTTTAAGCACTGCGTACAGACTTAAAATCAACGAAAGCTATTCTGAGTGGTGTTGGAAACACGCGCTGCTTGAAAAAGTGGAAGAAGGCAATTCCGACAATTCTGTTGAAGTCGATGGCGCTAAGTGGGAATTACCGCTGAAAGTCGGTCAAAAAGTTTTAATCCGCAAAGATTTAAAAGAATGCTTTGACAAATTTTGCATTTGCGGCACGGAGTTCGGAAGTGCTGGTGTTGTGCATCAAATGGAGAAATTTGGCGGCTGTATTGCTACTATTACAGAGGCTTTACCAAATGAATGCATTGTAGGCGGTTACGTTTACAATCTGGCTGTTACTGACGTAGATTTTACTGACGTAGATTATGGTTGGCAATGGGATATTTCAATGTTTGATGGATTTAACGCTTGGAGAGACAAAAAGGAAGCAAATGCAAAGAGTGGGACAGAATCTTCCCCGTCTTTTCCTCTCAAGGTCGGAGATACTGTAACCGTTAGGCGCGATATTGCGAAAAGGCGCGATAAAAGCGGGCGTATATGGTCTACTGTGAATGGCCGAAAAATAAAATCGCCTTTAATAACAAGCGGTATGGTTAGTATGGCGGGTGAAGTTGGTAAAATTACAAGTATTTATTCCGAAGGCGAAGATACCGTTTACACATTGGCGTTTTCCAATCCAACGTATAATGGATTTCTTTGGAGCATAAGTTGTCTTGAAGAATTTCACGACTACAAGGCTTATGTCGAGGGAAATAGCGGCAAAAAGAAAGCGCCACGGAAGAAATCGGAAGAACACGGAGAAGATTACTACGGAAATAGTAAGTATGAAAAAATAGATATATCGGGAATCAAGGCTGACTTCTTTGCGTATGATTACAAAGGCAGGAAGAAAATGTTCCCTGAAATTGACGGATTTATCACCAAGATTGACGTTACAATCATTTCTGGCGATGAAACAGGTCTGATTTACTTCGTGAAAGACGGCAAAGCGAATAGAGTTGCGTTTGATGCGAGTGTTGGAACTCGGTTCATATCCTATGACGACGGCACTTACACTGTTGAGGGCAAAGACAACATCAAGAAGTGGCTAAGTTGGAGTTACGACAAAGACAAAGCCAAGAATGTGAACTACGCAATTCAGCACATGACGGATTTCTTAGGCGGTGATAAGTAATGCCTTATGCTGACACGGAAAAGAGACTGGCGTACCACAGGAAGTACAACAAAGAAACACGGGAATGGGCTAAGAAAAACGGGATTTGCGTTGTTTGTTGCAAACAAAAAGCCGATGAAGGTTATGCTACTTGTTTGCAATGCCGTATGGCCGACAGAGATCGGTCTAAAAAGCCGAGAAATATCACAGCTGATAAAGTTGCCGAACAAAAAAGCAAACGCGCACAGCGCCGCTTAGACCTTATAGCGCAAGGGATATGCGTACAATGTGGGAAGCGGAAAACAGGCGAGTATCAGATATGCGACGTTTGCAGAGCAAAAATCAACGCAAGGCGCAAGAAAAAGTATAACGAATCAAAAGAAATTCCAATCGTTCTTTACGGAGAGCAAGGAATGTGCGCAAGATGCGGAAAGCCTACTTACGCTAACTCAAAGTTGTGCAAGTTCCACTACGATGTTGCTGTACAGAACCTAGGCAAAGCAGAGAACCGAGGTTCTGAAACATACAGAAAAACGAATCAACTACTTTTTAAACGAAAGGGAGCAGACAAATGAAAGTTTTTCTTGATGTTGGCGCATATATGCCGACATACGCTCACGATGCAGACGCAGGAATGGATTTGCGCACACCGGTGGCGTTTATCGTTCCGGCGCATGGCGATTTCACAGTTGATACTGGCGTTCATGTGCAGATTCCTGTAGGGAATGTTGGCTTTATCAAGTCAAAGAGCGGTTTGAACGTCAATGCAGGTCTGACCGCAACTGGCGTTGTGGATGCACTCTATGACGGCAGTATTCGCGTTAAGTTGTACAATCACAGCGACGAGGATTATGTGTTCAGCCGTGGCGATAAAATCACGCAGATGGTCATTCTGCCGATTGCTAAGTTCGACTTAGAGTTAATCGACACACAGGAGTGCTTTGAAAAGTCAGAGCGCGGTTCGGCTGGCTTTGGTTCTACGGGAAAATAATAATGCGCGAACAGTTCGGAAAAGTCGAACAGTTTGAACTGTTTGGAAAAGTTGCGAAAGAAATGGAGAATTAAAGATGAAAGAACTTACGATTACTGCTAAAGACTTTGCGGAGCTTTTTGCCAATGCTGACAAAATGGTCGCTTTGCGCGAGATTGATGAACATGGTAGAGAGACTGGACGAAAGGTGGTTTGCAAGGTCGTTACCGCGTCAAAGTCTATCGGTGGCAAGGAAGTCAAAAAGGCAGACAATGGTCTGCTGATTCGTCCAGGCTATTATAACCCGGATTCGACTTACGAGCCGCGCAAGGTCATCAAGGCATGGGGTCTTGACTGGAATCTCGGCACTGCTTTGAAATACATTGAGCGCCGCGGAAACAAGCAGGGCGAAACAACGCTGAAAGACCTCAAGAAAGCGCTGACTTACATTCATTTCGCAGTTGAGGACGAAGAAGAACGTCTTGCGGCAGAAAAGAGGGATAAATAATGCAAGTTGAACTTATCGCTTACTCCACGCCGATTAAAGGCAGATGCAATCCTATGGCCATTGTTGAACAGTGTGCAAGCGTATGCTATGACAGTAAACCAGATTTCGACAAGTTCCGCATCGCAAAAGGCTGCGCAAAGACCGGGCACATGAGTGTGTATGAGCACGCATATTTCACGTTCCACGTAAGTGGAATTAGCCGCGCATGTCTGGCACAGTTGTCAAGACACAGACATATAAGCCTGTCAGTTCGTAGCCAGCGCTATTGCGATGAAAGCAGCAACGGTGTTCTTGGCTGTATCATCCCCAAGGCTTTCAACGACGAGCAGTTTGAAATCGCACTGCAAGCTTACTGTGAGGACATCGACAAGTATCAAGTCCTGCTGGCAAGCGGAGCAGTCAAAGAAGATGCTCGAATGGTGCTGCCTAACGCGATGGAAACGGAATTGTACCTGTCAGCCAACGCACGAGCGCTGATTGAAGCAAGCCATTTGCGGCTTTGTAACAGAGCGCAAGAGGAAATCAGAACGATGTTCGGCAAGATGAAAAAAGAAGTCGAACAAGTTTCTCCCGAAATTGCAGAGATGATGGTTCCTAAGTGCGAGGTAAATCCGAGTTATCCGTTCTGCACGGAGCGGAAAAGCTGTGGAAAGCACCCGCAGCTAAGCGAGGTTTACGGCAAGTGCAAGTGTAATGGGAATTGCGGGGTGAAAAGCAAATGACACCGATGACACAGAATGAGAAGATGGCAGAATCGCACTGCGAGTTCACAATGTCCAAGTACGGTTGCGACGAGTGCGCCAAGCATTGTGCTCTGGCGGACATTTGCAAGGCTTGTGACGGCGATTTCAGCCGCAGCATGGGTGAAGATACAATCGCGGCAGACAAGGCCGTGCAAGCGCTGGAAATGCGGGAAGCGGACAGCATTGCGAACTCCGTAATGGTGGAGTATTACAAGAAACAGCTTGAATCCGCAAATGAGGAAATCGCAACACTGAAAGCGATGAACAAGATGCTCACGGAAAGCATCAAGAATCTTACGGCAAAGGGGTGAGTTCATGATTTTCAGAATCCTGTGGTTTGTGTTCATGTACTTGGTTGCCGGGACTGTGATTGCTGGGGTTTGCATTGCGATTCTCGGTGATGATGCAGACAAATATGAAAACAATGTTGTTACGCTTGTAATTCTGATTTGGCCTGTTATGCTTGTGATACTTGTCTTTGGTATGCTGACCGGAATTGCAATCAGAATCGGCAAAAAATAATCAGTTTTGCAACAAAAGTCCATTGCAATGCAACGTTAAGTGTGCTATAATAAAGACAATCCAACAGGGAAGCCATTTGAACGATTGCTTCATCTGGGGACGAACTGCTGTGTGAGTTCCAAGTCTTAAAGCACAGATTTCCTGCTGTTGGGAATACGCCAATGCCAAGAGCAAGGCACAACAGATTTTGCCTGTGATGGTTCAACGATTACTTGAATACCAGCGGGCATTATATTGCGGGTTAGCCAAGTGGCAAGGCATCGCACTTTGACTGCGACATTCGTTGGTTCAAATCCAGCACCCGCAACCACCGTATAGTATGGGCTGTGTCCATAGTATACCTCCTTTTGGCGTGATTGGGTTTGCGATTTTTCCCGATTACCGACCCGAGATGCTTATTCAGCCGATGGGTTTCAAACAGCAGTCGGCTATTATGGTTTCTTAGTTTAAGCAAAGCAGTTGTCCATGGCAACAGATGATGGTGCAAATCCATCAGAAACCGCCACGAGCCTCGGAAAGGGGCTTGGCATGTCTTTTCTCCTAAAAAGTCACAGCTTAAAGTTAAGACCGCAGACTTATAGCAGTTAGGTAACTTGGGCATTGCTTAATTGTGAGTTATAAGCGGTCATTCTTATGCAGAATAAACCCGCGAGGTGCGGGAGCGGTCTTGAAAGCCAGCTGTCGCAAAAGGCGATGGGGTTCGCGTCCTCTGTTCTGCGCCAGATGGCCGGGTAGCGCCCGGTCTGTGTGAGAGTGTGCGGTATACCTCACAAATGATGACAATGGTCGTGCAAACGGCAAGCCGCACATGCTGGATTAGCTCAACTGGTAGAGTATCTGTTTTGTAATCAGACGGTTCGGGGTTCAAGTCCTCGATTCAGCACCACAATACAGGGTGGCTCTCTGCCGTGGAAGTCGGCCAACTTTAGCTTAAAATTGCTATGGATTGCCAAGCCGAATAAGGCTTATGCTTGAGACTCGCTAGACGAGCGCATAAGCCTTATATATCCCGCACAGCTAACTTTATGCCGGTGGAGCAGATAGCGTAGATGTCGGCATAATGGACAAGGGCGGCTCGTTCCGAAGCAACGGCGAGTAGTCAGGAGCAAGACCTGCGTGCGGGCTTAATTTGAATTTAGAGGTGCAGATAGTGAACATGCTGGCGAATTGCATCCAAGCTGTAGCAGTCGTAATCATCATGATTCTATGTTTCATTGCTGGCTATGAAGCTGGCAAAAACGATGCCACTATGCACAACAAATGCCGTGAATACCCCATCGCTATGGAGCATAAGCACGGCGAATAAACTTAGACATTCACTTGGTTTTCCATCATATCCTTTCTCTGGGAAAATACCTCTGGCTTCGGCTGGGGGTATTTTTCTTGCAATCAGAGCGGGAATGTGGTATAATAGAATTGCTAACAATCCTGGCTGGCAGAAACGGGCAATTCCTCCAAAAAGGCTCTTGCGGATAAAACCGCAGGGGTCTTTTTTTAAATTTTTTTATTTTTTTGAATTGACATTTCAAGTCAAAAGCGTTAAAATAATTGTATGGATAATGCAGGAAACGCATAATCGGGTAAGTTCCGAAACACCGTATTATCAAATCTGCTGGATGGCGAAATGCTGTCCAGCTTTTTTGAAAGTGCGGTGTATTTTTTATGCAAGAAATCTGGAAGAAAGTCACTATCGAGCCGTTTTCTGAATATTATGAAGTGTCAAATCTAGGCAGAGTTAGAAGCATTGACAGGTATTTAGATGCAACGGTGAAAGGCAAGAAAACGAAATGCTTCTTTCGAGGGAAAATTCTATCTCCGGGATATGACGGTCAGGGTTATCCGTTTGTTTCTTTAAGCTCAAATAATAAACAGACTTTGCGCCATGTACACAGGTTGGTTGCTCTGGCGTTTGTTGAGAATCCAAAGCCTGACGAATATGGAATTGTCAACCACAAAGACGAAAACCCAAAAAATAACAACGCTGACAACTTGGAGTGGTGTACATACTCATACAATTTGACATACGGAACGGCGCAAGAAAGAAGAACATGCACGAGAAGAAAAAATATCGAAGAACAAAAGAAAAACGGAACAAGAAAAACATGGAGGTCAAATTCTTGCAAACCGTTCATCGGGATTCCAATAAACGGCGGAGAAGTTGTTAAATTTAGGACATTAAGAGACGCAAAAAGAGCTGGGTTCAGCGCATACAATATTTTCCAAGCGTTGAAGATGAAGAAACTATATGACGGTTCTCCCGTATCAAACGAATATGCCGGATATAGATGGGAGTACCATAAATAGGAATAAATCGGACTGCAACCAAAGCAGGGGAGTGCCGCTAACTCGGAGTTGGAAGGGGAAGGAGAAAGGGGGGAAAGGGGAATATATATAATATATAACTATAAGCAGGGGAGATATATTACTAGATTATAGATAGATAGTCTTTTTATTTTTTATGTAGTAAGAGATATAGCTATTTTATATATATGGCTTTTTATCTAAAACTTCCAGAGAGAGATAACACACAGGGCTGGCTGGCCCAGCAGACCCCCGGCCCCCAGGTCGCTCCGCTCCGGCTGCTGCCGCCTGCTGCGTTGCGCTATGCCATCATAACTCCGAATTATGCCAGTTTTGCCCCACTTTACTGCTGATTTGTGCCCTTGCAATGCTGCAAAAGCCCTATAATGCCCCTAACACGGGCAGAAACACGCCTAGAATGCGTTATTCTGTGTTAGGAATATAAGTTTATACCTGCACAATAGAACGCTTTAAAACGCCCTCTCCGCCGCTCTCACGCGGTACACCTCAAAAAGCCCTCAAATAGTCAAATACTTTTGCACCCTATCCCCTACCCTACCGCCATAGCTGCCCCTATTTTCCCGGGTATCCCCTTCCCTATCACACAAAAGCACAAAAAAAGAGGACGCCCACGCGGGACGCCCCCTTGCTAACTCTGATTTATTTTGCCCTGTATCCGTGTCCAGTACTCAACCAGCACCGAAAAAGGCGCATCGCTAACAGTGTTAAAATCATGCTAACACCTCTCCGGTGCAAGCGTCCACCCACTCGCCGCGCCCAATGTAAACGGCTGTCACATGTTTGGAATCGCTTGTAAACCACTTTTTCAGCCTTGCAATAGCGGCATCGGTCAAACCTATTTCGCGCATTGCTGCGGTCACTTGGCGGCTAGTTGTTCGGCTGTAATTTATAGCCGCGTCCGCGTTCCGCACGCTGATTTCTTCCACGCCGAACGCGGTTACTTGTGCCGTAAAAATACGGCTTGAATAGCTAACCATCGTAAAGCGGTTATCATTCTCGCGCCTCCATCCGGCTTGTGCGTATGGCATATAACGCAACCTTGCGCTAACTTCTACTAGCTTGTAAGTCTCATAATATCCGCCGTGAATTTCGTGTGCCGTGTAAGTCATAGTTAAAATCTCCTTTTGTTTATATGTTTTTATCGTTATACCGTCATTTTAACGGTATAAAACCCTGTCAAGTAACTTCATGTTGCTTTTGCGCTGCGCACTGTAGTTAGTGGTGCGCTGCACCTGCCGCCCGTTGGCATACAGCCCTAAATCGGAGTTAGCAACTCCGCGCGCGGTGTAAATTACCTTGCCACTGCGGCGGATGTTATGCTGCATTGTGCCGAAAAACCAGGCGGTGTGCTTTTGTATAATGTCCATGCCTTGCGTCTCCTTATCTATCAAAGTATCTATATTCTATCATAACACATAGTTATATAACATGGATTTATATCTCATAATTATGGATTATTATTATAATCCCATTTATAGTATTATTATAATTATATATAATCAATATTATTATAATACAATCCATCACATTCATATAGAATCAACAACTCCCCTACCCCATCGCTGCCGGGATGACTCGGTCAGAGCTGGGCTGAGCCGCTGGCTGGGCTGGGCTTTCCAGTCGGCTTTATATATATTATATATACGATACGATACGATTGCCTATATACGATTGACGATTGACCACTCCCCTCCCCTGCTGCCTATACGATGACAAAAGCAAGGCAGGTTCAAGCTGCTGCACTCTCCCCTGCCCTGTTCTATATTCACACACACCAAAAGGATTTACTCGTAGATGAAACTATGCTGATATTCTGGCATTAACTGCTTAATTAAATTTTCAAAATCAGCATCACTCTCAAAATGCAGCGCTCCATCGTCTCCCGCGTATTTGTCGCACAATTCATTCTCACGCTTGAAATACTCGTTAAATTCTTTCTCGCTGCTGAAGGTCGGCATATATTGGATACTCATTTCCACGTCTTTCTTTTCAGTCCGTCAGAATTAAAACGCAACCGATGACCGCGCCAGCAAGCGCCGCTCCGATAAAACCAAACATTTTTCTACTCCCCTTCCCTGCTTAAAATCCATTATCCCATCTTGTAAAGCCGTCTGTCGTTAATTCAGACTTGCGCTGTTCGAGTTCCTCCCGCTCCTGTTCGAGTCCCTCTTTCTCGTCGAGTAGCTCGTATACGCGCTCCGTCCCCTGCTCCGCGTATTCGAGTTCTTCCTCAATCTCGTCCAGTCTCTCGCTTATTTCTTCGCTGCGCTCGTCAATCGCGTCAAGCTCTCTCGCTGTCTGTTGGTAGTTCATTGCTGTTGCTCCTTTACTCTGATTTAAGTTTTGATTTACATATATCGCCCTCGCCGGTTACGTCTCGCTCTCCGTGCCGCAGGCGGGTCTGCCCATCTGTCAAATAAAATCAGCAAGGTGAAAAACAGAACCATGTTGCTCACCCCCTAGTTGATGTTCAATCTTTTGTAGGTGGAGACCACCACAAAACCCGCCCACACACTTGGCAGCTCCTGCCGCAGTCTCTCCGCGTTAATCCTCTGCTGCTTTACACTGCTTTCGCTGATTTTATACTGCCCTGCCACAAGCGGGGAACCCCCTCCCCTCTCTTTCAACTCGTCAACCAAAAGGGCTTTAATGCGCTCATTTGCTTTCTCAAGCGCTTCAATCTGGCGCTTATTCTTCTTGTACTCTGTCGCCGCTCGGATAATTTCCTGTTCAGTCATTGTTTGCGCTCCCCTTCAACTCGGATTTAATAAGTTCAAGCAGCTTTTCGCCGCTTGTAATTTCTATGTTCTGTGCAAGCTTGCTCATGTAAAGCACTACCGCGTTTTCGTGCGTCTTTTTCATGTACTTCTTAAACTTTGCGGCAATCTCTTTGTCTGCCATCGCCACAATACCATATCCGCTCGGGCTGTAGTCCCCTGCCCTGCTGCCGTTCAGCAACTCACAAGGGCAAGTTTCAATATACTTGAAACACAAGCGGCGGAACATCCCTACATGAACAAGCGCAAAGGATAGCCGCCCTGCGTCCAGCGTCTCACTTGCTTTTTTCAGCGTGATTTCTGGGCATATAATCAATTCTTCTGCTGCGCTCCTGTTCTGGCTGATACTGTCGGCAAAGCCCGTGATAATCTCGACGCGCGTCCCCTGCTCCTCTATTGCCTTGATTGCTTGATAGATATAGCCGCCGATTTTTTGATATTTTTCTTTATCCATCATGCCAGATACACACATATCGACGAAAATCGTCATAACTTTCTGTTTCTGTGGCGTGCGGTAAACCTGCCGCATCGCATCAGGCAAGCCCTGTAAAGCTCTAGGAACGTTTGGGCACGCTCCTACATAGTAGTTGCGCACAAGCGCCCGCGGCGCTGGGCTTGAAAAGTCTCCCCCCTTCCCTGCCTTGATTTTTTCCAGCCCTGCGTCCCATCCGTTGCGGAAAAGCTCCGCAGCTTCAGAAAAGTTTTTCGTGCCAGCAAAATTTTCAGAGTTTGTGTCACTGTCGTGCTCATCTGCAAAAACTTTGTTATTCTGCGCGGTGGTAATAAACTTGAAAAAGCTGTCCATCGTCTCAAATTTTTGCGCGTAAATCATAGTTAGAAAAGCTCCTTCCACGCTGCCGTATACTTGTCCGAACCGTTCAGCCGCTCCGCAATCATGTGCGCAGTGTCTTTGCTCAATCCCTTGGCAATGCACTGTTTTACACAATCGGCAGTAGATAGCCCGACGCTCTCCATCGCGGTCACGTTCTGGGCGGCACGGTAGCTAAGAATCAAGTTTGCACCGACGTTCTGTGCAGCTCTCCGCAAACTACGGATGAAGTTAATCAGGTCTTTGTTTCCGTTCGTTACAGCGTTGAAAATCTCGTCGCTATAATCAATTTCCACCACTGCAAAGCGGTCAAGCGTCGCCGCGTCCAGCTGGTAACGTCCAGTATACTGCGCATCAGCGCCGTTTCCGTAGGTGTTACCTGCGCAGATAAAGCGGCAATTTTCGTTTAACTCGACTTTACCACAAGGGAAGTCAAAATAGCGGTTTGCAATCGCAGCGTTAAGCGCCACAAGAACCTCTGGAATGCTCGCGTCCATCTCGTCCAGGAAGAACACGCCACCATTGACACAGAAGTCATAAAACTGCGTTTTGCTGTAGTTTCCGTTAGCGTCGATGAATCCGGTAAATTTGTAAATATCATTTACCGCACCGGAGAAGTAGAAGTCAAGATTCAACGCTTTAGCGGCATTTTTTGCAATGCTGCTCTTGCCAGTGCCCGCCGCGCCACTCATGAATACCGGAACATCAGCAGTCAAGTATTTGAGGATAGTCTCAAATTTCTCGTGCTGGATGCCGCCAGCGCTCTTTTTACTGCCGTCAGGCAGCTTCACCACAATTTCCTTTTGCGGCAGTTTGCCGTATTTCTCAAAGATAAAAGCGTCAAGGTCGGCGCAGACTTTGTTAAAAACCTGTTCTTCTTTAATCTGCGCCAGCATCGCCAGCGCTGCACCCGCCGCCGTGAAGTCTGCCGCTTGCGCTGTGGGCATTGCTCCGGCTGGTTGCGGTTTGTGCGCGTCCTCGTTGCGCTCTTTACGCGCTGCGCCGTGCTCGTCTGCATACTCGGCAATAGCCTCATTCAGATTTTTAATGCAGACTTTCAAATCCTCTTTTACCCCGCGCTCAATGACCTCGCCATTGCAAGTATAGCGCGGTTCGTTGGGAACTTTCTCGAAAAGTCTGCCGTCACGGCTGCACATAATGCGCTCGACATAAGCGCTCGCAGGTTTGCCCTCGTTGACTGCCGCCTTGATAACGCTGTTGTCAACGCTATAAGTGTTTCTCTTGTTTCTGTAAATAATGCTTTCCATAGTTGCTCTCCCTTTGGTGTGTGTTGTGTGTGTTGTGTGTCGTTCCGCTTGGAACACCCTAAGTATATCGCCGTTTGGCAATTTTGTCAACAACTTTTTTATGGACATTTGTCTCGCAAATATGCACTATTCTCTCCCCTACCGTGTGGCGGCATATTGTTAGATGTAGCATATATTATATATTATATATACTTTGTTTTGCATTGATTGACTGCGTTTTTGATTGATTCAATGATTTTTTGACGGGAAAATCACCTGGGCGGCAGCGCGGCAGGGCAGGGGAGCGCCACCGGACAGAAAAAGCCCCGCCAGCCGGTCTCCCGGTCAGTGGGGCTATATAGCGATTAGCGATTTGACTTTTAGCGATTAGCGATTAGCGATTGCTTAATTGCGATTTAGCGATTAGTCATCCAGCGATTTAAGCACATCCATCAGGACGGCGCTGATTACATCTGCGATTTCGTCCTTGTCAAAATCGCCTTCGCCATCTCTCGGTGACTTCTGCGATTCATCGTTGTTTTTATCAGCATTGCGGTCAGGATTACCAGACGTATCGAGCGCAATATCCGCTTTCCCGACGCTTGTTGCAGCCTTTGCTTTCTCAACGCTTGCGATTGCCTTCTTGAGCCGCTCCTGTTTGTTGCTCTCCTTGACGAGGCCATCAAGCGCCTTGCTTGCGTTTTTGTCGCTGTCGATTGCGATGCACGTATACGCCAGTTCTTTGAGCGTGATGTCGCACTTGCGGGCGATGACGAAAATCATCTGCATTGCTTCCTCTTGCGTGCAGCGCGTTGCGAGAAGCACGTTGTTGGAATCTCCATCTTCGATGTAGGCAATAAGTTTACGGTTACTGCCATTATCGTCGAAATACTCCGAAAAAGCATTGCTAAATTCCTTGAAGTTCATAATACATTCTCCTTTATGTATTCATCACAGCGATTAGACTTTCAAGCGCTTTTCTTGTTTCCTGCTGTGTCTTTACTATATCACATTACATTCTGCTTGTCAAGTGATTTCTTGAAAATTTCCATCAATAGTTTTGCTGTTTTTGTCTGGCTCATAGTCTGCGAGGATTTTGTCAAGCTCGGCATTGCTTGCAGTTGCGACAGGATTGTTCGTTGTGGAAATTTGAATTTCCTGTTTCGGAGACCAGCCACCGCCATTGTTCATCATGCCAACATAAAGAAGCGGCGGCATCTTCCCGCTCAATCCTAACTGCGATTTAATAGCCATGAAGTCGTCTTTTGCCTTTTGAACCAGTTCAGATGCAGAAGCAAAGATTTCCTCTCCGTTTCCGTCAATGACTGATTCCTTGCGCATCTTTGTAGACTGGATGTAATCCATCTGTCTGCGAGTTATGCCAACAAAACTGCACCAGCCGAGATAATCAGGAATCAAGTAGACATCGCTGTCGTAAATATAATTTAGATAGCTGATTTCCCAGTCAAGAACCTTTTGAGCTGTTACCTTATCCGGGCTTTTCAGTGTGATTGACAGCCCTTGAAGCAACGCTCTGATGTTTCCCTTGTCCTCGCAGGGCGGCGGCGGTGGTTCACCTTGCTTAAATCTCTCACTCGGCACGAAAGGCTCACTTGCTAACACCAAGTTATTGTTTTCATCCCTGTATGTACGCACGGGAGTTTTGTTTTTACTGCCCTTGGGTCTGCCCATTCTTCATCACCTTCTTCTCGTAGTATGCTCTTGCGCTCTCTCTAATCTGCGAAACCCTCTGCCGAGACACGCCACACATTTTTGCGATTTCAGAGTAATTCTTACTCGGATTCTCTGCGATTGCCTTTAGAATTGTTGCCTGACCTGCCACAAAATTTGTACGATTCGCTCGATTTTCGTTTACACAAGTGAACTTAGCGATTTCGCAGTCACACGGAATCATATTTGCAGTCAAAAACTCTTTGATTGGTTTTTTCCAGATGACTTTGCGACCACACTCTTTGCAAACAAGCGTGTAATTGTCTAGCTCAACTTCGCCCTTCTTCCTGCAATGATTGAATTGAATTTCAACATCCTTGCAAGTCCAGCATGTACCGCACAGAGCCATATTCGCTTCCTGCATTAACTTTGACTTAGCTGAAATCTTTTTGTATCTCAACGGAATAACAGAGCCAGTTTTTGCTTTTCTGTTTTCGCAAGTTCGGCACAGCCATCCATAATTTTTGTCACGATACCACGCCGGTTGAATGATTTTCCCTCGTGAGATAATATGACTATACGAAGTGCCGCAGTAACCGCACTTGCGTTCTTCATTGTTCTGAATATTCATGTTTATACCACTCAACCCAATCCGAAAATCTCATTGTAACCAGCCATTCAGCTCCATTCTTGCGATGAATCACAACCGGGATTCCATCTTTCTGCAATTCGCTGTCCCTGATTGACTGCTGCATTGCGTTCTCCAAGTTCAACTTTTCTACACGCTTGACTTCAACGTGTATGCCCGGAGTTCCGGCAACATCTGCTTCACCGTCTTTGCTGTTACCTCTGCACTGTGCGCTTCTGTGAGCGTCTGGAAAGCCGT